CTTAAATTGGGCAATATATTGACCAAATGATCAGATTTTTGTTTATCATGGTGAACATTGTTGCGTTTTCGCCACAGGCTCTTGTTCTATCTCTTGCCCTAGTTTCTGTACTTCACGCATTGCTTCCTCCGACTTGATACTTAAATCGTCTGACTTGATACTTAAATCATTGTCCGTTGTGGCGGTCATTGTGAACAATTTAGGTGTTTTTTGTCCGTCATGGCGGGCAAATGGCGCGATTGTTTCGCCAGTTCCTCTTTTACGCCATAGGCTCATATCATTGCTGCCTCAATCTTTGCAATCATTTGGTTTTTGTTTCTCAATTGAATGTCATATTCAATCAATAACTTCTGCAATTCTTTTATCTCTGCCTTCAAGTGTTCTGCTTCGGTCTGAACTTTGAGGAAACTAACCTCAATCTCGTCTTCATAGTCCAGCTCGTGGAACGCATTGTCTAGCGCTTTGGCATCAGTCATAAATCACCTCATAAATGTTGATCGATTAGCGCCTGAACACCAGCGTCCAAGCTTCCATTGCCCATTTCCTTTAAGGACAATAGTTGTATGTTATTTAACTTAACTACAACTGTCAAGCCTGTTTGCATTTGTTTTTTAATCTGCTTTGGTCTACCAGCACCCTTGCGTTTGCCACCCCAACCACGAACTGGTCCAACAAAGGTGGCTTTGAAAGTGTCGGGAGTTTTAAAGTATCTGTCATAAGCTGTCTCTTCTCGCGACAGTACTGGGTCCGACCAATCGATAAAGTGCTTACTCACCCACCACACCTATCATGCGTAATGCGGCCTCAGGGCTATCAATCCTGCACAACGTGCCACCAACCCATTTCTGAAAAAACTCGTCTTGCAGGGCAGTTAAACGCTTTTTTGACCCATCTTTGATTTCCACTAGGAACGTCAAATTTTTGTAGCCAACTAGAAGGTCAACAGGCAAGCCAATGATCCACACATAAGCGCCAGCATCTCGCAGGACTTTGACGATCTCTGCTTGGTTTTTATCTACCCTGGCTGCGTATCTCATTCATGCGCCTCTTTAGGTCCGTGATTTGCTCTAAACCATTCTTCGCTTCCATAATATCTACCTGTCCCAGCCACCACGTCATCGCCTTTACTTTGCCAATCTCTTTGACTTTCTTCTGGTAACGATTGATCCACTCCCTCGCTAAACACCAACGCATCTCCTCTAAGGTCTCCGCAGAGGAATAATGCTTGATCAATCGCTGAAGGTAGGACGGCAAGTCCTCGTTTTCTTGCATCAAGTAATTCATGGGCTTCTAGTTTAGTCATAAATTTTCCACTTCTTGTATTCTTTTACCTATCCATGCCATCACAGGCACAGCCATTGAGTTACCCAAAGCCTTGTATCGAGGACCATCTGGCGTTGCTTTGTTTTTTGGCATTATGTCGGTGTAATTGTCGCGAAAGCCTTGCAGACGTTCACATTCGACTGGTGTGAGTCTTCTGACTGCCATTGCTTGCATTGCAGTAGGCCCAGTTCCTGTTCCACTCATGCTTTTTGTCATTGTTGCGGCTACTTCACCTGTAATTGCCCCGTTGTACAAGTCTGTTCCAACTGCATGAGTAACGCATGGTTCTCTTTGCCCACCGCCCATCGTGTTCAGCGTAGGAGCTGCACCATCCATTGGGTAAATTCTTGGCACGCCATCTGGTGATCTTGGTTCAAAGAAAACAGGTTGGGCAACGTGCATTTGGCTGCCCTTAGCCAAAGTGCTGACAGGAAGACCTGGTTCTACCCTTGTGCCATTGACTTTTCTAGTTATCTGCGCCATGTCAAAACTGATTGGTTGCAATATTGCAGCACCACCCTGATGCATCGCAGGATTGCTTCCAAATGCATCCAAAGTTTTTGTGGAATCAGCATTTGTGACGTGAATATCGTCTTTTAATATGCCTTTGCCTGGCGCAATGTTGTATGCAATTGGGTGTGCAACCCCATGTACACCTGTGGCATTAAGTGTATACATTGGACCGCCATCAGTAAACCCATCACCGTTGCCACCGTTCTCTGGCTGTCTGCCAATGGTGTTCTCTGCTAATGCAATTGGTTGGGCTGGCACAAAAAACCCGCCTCTTTGACCATCAATATGCTGATTGTTTTGACCCAATTTGTCAGCAAAATCAGTTGTAAGTGTGGGCGCAACTTCAGATGGCCATTGTTTAGCTATTGACACAACTTGTGAGTCATAGTTACCGTTATGTCCTATTCCTCTACCAGGCACTCCTTTGTCAAGTGTTCCTGCGACTTCGTAGTCACTGACAGCAACGCCTGATGCAACGCTGGCGGTAGCACCTTGCCTCTTTTCTCTGCGCGGCGCAAGATCCCCAGACAGGCTATGGCGCTCAAAAAGAACCGCTGCTGCACATCTCCAGTCTCCAAGGTATCCGACAACGAACACACGTCTGCGTCTTTGGGCCACTCCAAAGTATTGAGCGTCAAGAACCCTGTAGGCGAACCCATACCCGAGCTCCCCCAACCCTCCGAGGAAGGTTCCAAAATCTTTTCCTCCGTTAGATGACAAGACGCCAGGAACGTTCTCCCAGACCAACCATCTGGGCCGAAATTTGTCAGCAATGGCAAGATAGGTAAGCATGAGGTTGCCACGAGGGTCATCCAATCCTTTTCTGAGACCTGCGACTGAGAAAGATTGACAGGGAGTTCCTCCAACGAAAACATCGATATTTGACTCAAGATTCCACTCCTTAAATTTAGTCATGTCTCCAAGATTTGGGACATTTGGATAATGATGTGCTAAAACTTGCGATGGAAATTTTTCAATTTCTGAAAAACCTACCGCTTCCCAACCCAGTGGATGCCAAGCCACTGTTGCAGCCTCTATACCTGAACAAACCGATAAATACTTCATTTTCTTAACCTTTCCATTGCTGCTCTGATTTCTGGTGGCATGGGTACTGACTCTTTAAACTTTGCCTCTACCGCAAGCAGGGCAGGATCTCGCTCAAACTTGCTTGGCACGGTAGTAAACACCTGGTCGGCCTTGTTGACCAATCCCTGCTTCTGGTTTCGCACCCAATTACGCCACGTGGCAAACCAATCTAGTTTGACACCCTGTTGTCCAGGTTTGGCTATCCAGTAATCTTTGAATCCATCAAACACCTTTTGTGGATCGAGGTCTGAACGTTCTACTCGACAAAATTCTTTCCAATCATTTGTTAAACAAAAATCTGGTTGGAGGCGCGAGCCTCTGTTCTGCTTAACAACTGGTTCTTGGTTAGTGTTTGTTTGTTTATGTTTAGGGTTATTTTGGGTTAGGTCTGGGTTAACGGTGGGTTTAAGTTGGGTTTTCTTAGGTCTTCCACCCTTTAGACCATTGGCTTTTTGTTTAGCCAAATAATCATGGTAATCAGATATTTCCAAGTCCGCACGATGGTTTCTATAACCACTTTCGGTCAACTCAAAAAACTCATTAAGCACAGATTGCACAACCTCACAATCCATTCGTAACCTACGGGAAACCCGTGGTATATCGTTGGGTATTGGTTGTTCAGAGTCGTAGTACAAATCGAGTAATCGTCTGTACGCAATATCTTCCATCACAGAAAGATGTAAGGTATTTTTAATGTAATCGCCAATGTTAAATTGATAGTAATGCATGCCGTGTCCTAAATCGCTGTCCTAAAAGAAACGTCGGCAGGCGGGACAGGTTCGCTCTTCGGTATGCTCATGACTTCATACCTAGCCGTGTTTCAAACTACTATATCACTGATCAGGATCAATGACAATCTGTGGCTTTTGCAAGTCTTGCAACATTTCTAAGAATAGATTGGCTGCATGGTTGCTGACGCTGTACCCTTCTGTAGGCTCGGCAATGATCTGGACACCCAGAGTGCCGTCTTCCTTGTCGGTCAACATTATGTTTACTGTGTGCATGTTTCTTCCTTAAACCACTCTGGCTTTTTCTCTTTTAACTGATAGACGCGCAGGTCAGGAATCTTGTTGGTTTTCTTGTATTTATAAGCTGCTGGCGCTGTTATGCCAAGCACCTTTGCTAGTTCATACAGAGTAACGTTCTTAGGTAAATCGGTGACTTTCATTGCTTTCCTTTGTTATTGTTAACGGTGCGATAATAGCGCAAACTACAACACCCTGCAATAGAAACTACCTATCGTTTCTGACAAACTAATAGAAATAAATGTTTAGGTGATGTCGCAAAGTTGATGTAAAGTCTACCCAAGTCATCAGAAAGCGGTGGCTTAGAAAGGCAAAGATGGACTATTTAACAGCATGGCAGGAAGGTTATACAAGTGGTCAGCAGTTTGCGGTCAAGCTGGTTAACCAAGAGTTAAAACTAGATTTTGAGAAAGTATCGCAAGTAGTGCTATACATAGAAAAGTTAGAAGGTCAGGTAGAAGAGTTAAGAGCAAGAGTAGAAGAAATAGAGAATTTTTATGATTGAGATCAATAAGTATTCTGGTATTACCTATGTGACAACAGGTAATGTCAAGCAGTCTGATGACAACACTTTTGTTAAATGCGGAAACATGTGGATTGATGATCATGGTCACATGGTTGAAGAAACACAAGACCAGTTCCGTTCTTTGAACACAGGTATTAATTCAACATTTGGCGATCCGTTCGCAGAGGTAAAGTAATGAAAATTAAAGCAACGCAATTGTTAGAAGCGCATCAAGCTATGCATGAATTTGTAAGCGCAATATTGCCCTATGCAGTTGATAGCATGGTTACTGATCACGATTTTTACAATGTTTTTCGTGAACATGCAGATAAGTTGGCAGAGTTTGGTGCGCCATTAAAGGTTTATGCTGAAATGGCAATTAAAGATGTTGAACTGGAGATCGAACATGAATGATTGGATTGAGGTTGACCTGGGCGACCTAGGTGTGTGTGATGTGCAGTATGACTATTGTGCAGGCGACCCTAACTGGGGCGAACCAGAATCATATGAGTTCAGGGTTCTGTATCGTGGTGACGAAGATGGCAGCAAAAAAGGTTTGGACATCACCGATACGCTAGATGATGACCAGTTGAACTACATAGAAGAAGAAATAAAAGAACTAGAACACAAGTTGTGGATTACATATGGACCATAGCATTGCATGGACAAAAGACTTTAGCACTTGGAATATGAAAACATCACAATTTGTTAAACACGTACAGTGGGAAGACATCAAGCTTCTTATTGTCTACCATAGGCTATATGACGACATGTATAGCATTGACGAAGTGCAAACCCTTGATGGACAAAACATCATTGATATGTTGCGCGACCGAGTAATACAAGCATTGGAGAAAATGATATGAAAG